CTTAAAAAATTCTCCGGGGGTAAATTTTACATAACAATATGGGTTTTTAAGCGGGTTGATTAAGTTAGATTTCCGTTGATTATACCCCAATTACATTATCTTCTTTTTCTTCTTTCAAGATAATAAATCGGCTTAGTCAACCTACTTAAAAATCTATGTAAAGTGTAATAAAAAGTATATTTAACATATTTAATATGAGGTGAAAGGATGTGTTAAAGTGAGTAAAAAAGTTGTTAATAGTAGTAAAGAACCAAAGAAAAAGTTTATACCAGCGCTATCTCCATTGGCAAGAGAGAACCAACTTATATCTTTGGCGACTGATTTAGTTGAAGAGAGGTTACGTGAAGGCACTGCAACATCTCAAGAGACCACTCATTTTTTAAAATTAGGTTCTACAAAGAATCAGTTAGAAATAGAAAAACTAAAATTAGAAAATGAATTAATCAAAGCTAAAACAGAAGCTATTAAGTCTATGGAAAATAGCGAGAAGATGATGAAAGAAGCTATGGACGCATTCAAACGATATTCTGGTTATAGAGGTGAAGTAGAAGAATGATAAGATCATATTCTGAACTAATAAAGCTTCCAACTTTTGAAGAAAGATTTGAATATTTAAATCTAAAGGGTAGAGTTGGTAAAGAATTATTTGGCTATGATAGGTATTTAAATCAAGTATTTTATCAATCTCAAAGATGGAAGAAAGTAAGAAGAGAAATAATACTTAGAGATAATGGATGTGATTTGGGTATGCCTGGATTCGAAATAGAAAAAGGTATATTTATTCATCATATGAATGTATTAACAAAAGAAGACATAGAACGTGAAACTGAATATTTAATAAATCCTGAATATTTAATAACAGTTTCAAGAAATACTCATCAGGCAATACATTATGGTGATAAAAATTTACTTCCTATATTTAATTTTGTTGAACGCAGACCAAACGATACAAAACTTTGGTAATTGTTTTCGCAAAATTTACAAGCCTCTTTATGAACAATAAAAAACAAAACAAATTCTAAGGAGGATTTCTATTATGGAACAAAAAACAGTATATTATGACGATTGGCGTAAAGAGTATATCAAAAGAGAGAAGAAAGCTAAGCGTAAAGAAAGATATGAAAAAATTAAAGATTTTTGTGTTGAATACAAAAGTATTATCGTTCCAATAGCAATAACTACAGGTGTAGGAGCCATAACAGGCGGCACAAAGTTAATTGCTAAAATGATAAAACTTAACAAAGAAAAATCTATTAAGGATTTATATTGTTACGATAGATCTCTCGGACATTACTGGGCTTTACGAAGAGAATTGACCAATAAAGAATGGTTAGAAATCGATGCTAGAAAGAGAAATGGCGAAAAACTCGCCGACATACTTGACGAATTAAAAGTATTAAAGTAAGAACTTTTGAGGTTATGTATTTACATAGCCTCTTGAGTTTTGTAAATGAGGTGAAAAATGAGTTTATCGAATACAGCTACTCCATATTATTATGGAATATTTAGAGAAAAAGTAAAACATGGTGAAATACCAATCTGTAAAGAAATAGAAATGGAAATGCATAGAATAGATGATCTCATTGCAAATCCAGGTGTATATTATGATGACGAAGCTGTTGAAGGATGGATTGAATTTTGTGAAGGTGAATTAACTTTAACAGATGGATCAGATTTAGTGCTACTCGACACATTTAAATTATGGGGAGAACAAGCATTAGGCTGGTATTACTTTGTTGAAAAATCGATTTATGAAGTTGATGAAAATGGCAAAGGTCATTATGTAAATAGATCAATAAAGAAAAGACTAATAAATAAACAATATTTAATAGTCGGAAGAGGTGCAGCAAAATCTGTTTATGATAGTTGTATACAAACGTACTTTGAAATAATGGATACAAGTACAACACATCAAATTACAACTGCACCAACAATGAAACAGGCAGAAGAAGTAATGTCACCAATAAGAACTGCTATAACAAGAAGTAGAGGACCATTGTTTAAGTTTTTAACAGATGGATCTTTACAGAATACTACTGGTAGTAAATTGAATCGACAGAAATTAGCACCTACAAAAAAGGGTATAGAATACTTTTTAACAGGTTCTTTATTAGAAATTAGACCTATGACTATAAACAAGTTACAAGGTTTAAGATGTAAAATAGCAACAGTCGATGAATGGTTATCGGGTGATGTAAGAGAAGATGTAATAGGTGCAATAGAACAAGGTGCATCTAAAATTGATGATTATTTAATAATAGCTACATCTTCAGAAGGTACTGTTCGTAATGGAAGTGGCGATACAATCAAAATGGAGTTAATGGACATACTAAAAGGTGATTATATAAATCCTCATGTGTCAATCTTTTGGTATAAACTTGACAACGTTGAAGAAGTTAATGAACCAGATAAGTGGCTTAAGGCAAACCCTAACATTGGCAAGACAGTTAGCTATGAAACTTATCAGTTAGATGTGGAAAGAGCTGAAAAAGCTCCGGCTGCTAGAAATGATATATTGGCTAAACGTTTTGGATTACCAATGGAAGGTTATACTTATTTCTTTACATATGAAGAAACAATACCACATAAGTTAAGAGACTACTGGCAGATGCCATGTTCAATGGGTGCTGACTTATCTCAAGGAGATGACTTCTGTGCTTTTACATTTTTGTTTCCATTACCTAGAGGTGCATTTGGTGTTAAGACTAGAGCATATATTTCAGAACAGACATTAATGAAATTGCCGGCTGCTATGAGAGTAAAATACAATTCATTCATAAATGAAGGAAGTTTAATAGTTATGAATGGAACTGTATTAGACATGATACAAATTTATGAAGATTTGGATGATCATATTGTTAAAGCTGGTTATGAAGTAAGATCATTCGGTTTCGACCCTTACAATGCTAAAGATTTTGTTGAAAGATGGGAATCTGAAAACGGACCATTTGGTATAGAGAAAGTTATACAGGGTGTAAAAACAGAATCTGTTCCTCTTGGTGAATTAAAGAAATTAGCTGAAGATAGAATGTTGTTATTTGATGAAGATTTAATGATGTTCTGTATGGGTAACTGTGTTACATTAGAAGACACTAATGGCAATAGAAAACTTTGGAAAAAGAGATACGAATGCAAAATAGACTGTGTTGCAGCTATGATGGATGCGTATGTGGCATATAAATTAAATAGAGACGCATTCGAATAATTTTAGTGTTCGCAAACTTTACAAGCTCTTTTATGAGGAGAGAGGAATAAAACGCCACTTATTCTTCTCTTTTTACTTTTTATTTTTAATTTTGGAGGTTTACATGATGAATAATGATATATATCACCATGGTATATTAGGACAATCATGGGGAAAAAGAAATGGACCTCCATATCCATTAGGTGGAGATGACTATTCTAAAGAGGAAAAGAAACAGATATATAAAGCTAGATTTAAAAAGAATAGTATTTATAATAAAAAACATTTCGATCAAAATATTTCTAAGAAACAAGTGTTAACTACTTTATCCTATGATAAAAATAGAACCAAAAACACTGACATGTTTTATGCGGCTTTTAATAAATGGGATAAGCATCAGTATAATGCATTATTTAACAAAAAAATTCCACAGGAAATATTTGACGAAAACGGAAATTCTTTAGGCACAGCTAAATGTTATAAATTTAGAATTAATAATAAACTAAAGAAAGACATAAGGGTAGCAAGTGAAGATTCCGGTGCAGATGCTTTTTTAGATTTATATAAAAAAGACAGGGATTTTTCAAATTTTGTTAAAGATCCTAACAGAATGCAAAGTCTTTTTGTTAATGACAAGTATAAATTTAAAGGTTATAGAGAATCAGCGGAAGCATTAGATAACATACGTAATAGTGAAACACCAAGAGAAAGAGATTTACGTACAGCATATAGAATGTTCAATTATGTAATACCATCAGATGGTAATGGTATTAATGTTAAAGCTAAAGACATAGCTACTCAAAGATCAAAAATGTTCAATTCTTTAAAAGAAAAAGGCTATGGAGCCATGTTGGACACAAATGATAGTATATATGGTGGATTTAAAACAAATTCTCCAGTTATAGTATTTGACATGAAGAGTGTAGTACCTTCTGATGTTAATAGAGTTACAGTTGGTTCTAAACGTGCCTCTGAATTAGCATTAGTTGCAAAGAAATTTTTAGGTAAATAATTGGAGGATAACATTATGTCTGATGTAGTATCAATTAACGATAATGTTTTAAATTCAGTTAAGAAAATGATAGGTGTTAATCTTAACGATGATTATTTCGATCCGGAATTAATAATCTATATAAATTCTATTTTAGTTATAGTCTATCAATTAGGTATGACTGATAGTGTGAAAGAAATAAATTCAGATACAACTTGGTCTGAAATAGTCGATCAGGATGAAAAGAGATTTAACATCGTTAAGTCTTACATTGCACAAAAAGTAAAAATGAAATTTGACACACCATCTGGTTCGGTTAAAGATGTCTTAACGGAAGACATAAAAGAACAAGAATGGCGCATGACAATTATACATGATGAAATAGTGGAGGAAAATCAAAATGGAGTATAATGAACTTTATCACCACGGTATAAGAGGACAGCGCTGGGGTGTTAGACGTTACCAGAATGAAGATGGAAGCAGAACTTCAAGAGGTAAGAAACGACAGTCAGATAGAAATGAGAATAAAAAGAGTGTAAAAGAGTGGCTTTCTAATAATAAAGGTAAAATAGCTGCTGTTACCTCCGCTGCTGGTGCTGCTGCATTAACAACATACATGTTGAAACATCCTGATACTGCTAATAAAATTTTAAATAAATGTAAAGCATTTACAGTATCAAAAGGACCAAAAGTAAAAGACTTTATGATAACTAACTCTAAAAAATTAGTAAATCATGTTGGAGATACAACAAAAAAAGCTGGTAAAGCCATGGAAGAAGCAGCATTAGTTTCTTTCGGATCTATACAGATAGCTAAATTATCTAAAAAATTAGAAACATCTCCAGATGCTACTCAAGAAGAAAAAGATAGAAACAAATTAATTCTTGATACTGCAACAGCAGGTATAAGAGCAGCAACTAATGCACAAGGTTCTGGTAATAATAAATCTGGTGTAAAACAAGGTGGAAATGTTGGAAGTCAGATTACTTCGGTAATAGGAAAGCCATCAAATCAGAACATTGATAGAAGTAGTTTAGCTTGGCAGTCACTTTTCAAAGATTCAAATGGAAATCAGAGAAGTGTAGAAGCTAGATCTACAATAAAATCAATGGCTAATGCTGGATATGATATAGAACAGATAAGAGAAGCATTAAATAAGAATTTAATTCATGGAGGTTTAATAATGGGACAGAATTACTTAATGCACCACGGTATAAGAGGACAGAAATGGGGCGTTAGAAGATATCAGAATCCAGATGGTACACTAACCTCTAAAGGTAAGAAACATTATGGTTATGATTTGGACATAAATGATAAATCTAAATCTAATATAGCGAATATAAGACTTGGAGAAGCTAGAAGAAGATTAGATTATGCTAAATTGCATAATTCTACTAATGAAAGAAAAGCCGATCTTCAGGCTAGAGTTAGAAGTGCCAAGAGAATGAAAAATAAAGTTAATAGTTGGGATAAAGGAGCAAGACTGGCAGCAGAAGGACAGACTATAACTGGAAATAGAGTACGAATGTTTACAGCATTAACAGGTGCTAGAGTAGCATCCAAGTTTAGTAATTCATTTTGGAATAAAATAGGTAACGAAGCTTTTAGTAAAGGTGACTTTGAAACTGCAGCTGGAGCAGAATTCCTTAGAAAAGTCTCTAATAGATCTTTAAATGGTGCTGCTTATGCTTACACAATAAAGAAATCTCTTGATAATAGAAATTTAAGAGCATATAATACTTCTAGATGGTCTGGAGAAAATACACAAAAGAGAGTAGGAAGTCAGGAATATACTGACAGAAAGAAGGTAAACAATGTGTACAGTCGTTAAATTAAATTATGTCGGAATTAATACATGTTCTAATGAACTTTATCACCACGGTATAAGAGGACAGCGCTGGGGTGTTAGACGTTTCGAGACTTCATCTGGTCATTTAACAGCAGCCGGTAAAAAACGTTATGACGGTGACAAAGTTACTAAAAAAGAACAAAATGACGCTAATAATACAAAAACTAAAAAAGGTTTATCAGACGGACAAAAGAAAGCTTTAAAAATAGCAGCTGGAGTAGCAGTAACAGCCGCAGCGGCATATGGTGCAAAAAAATTAATGGATAATGTTAACATTAGAAATAAAAAATATGCTGAACTATTATCTAATGATGCCAGAGATCTATATGATAGTAATAACAGATATAAAGCTAAGAAATTTGTCGAAAACGTTAGAAATAGTGCAGCAAAAGACATGAAACTGACAAATTATATGTTAGAAGGTCATGCTAATAATGCTATGAATGCCAAAAGAATATCAAAAGACATCGCAAAACAGGTATATGAAGACAATACTACTAATGCTGGTGTTGTTAAGAAAATTAAAAATGCTTATAATTATGGTAAATATGGTAAGCAAGATCAATGGCAAAATGCAGCTGTGGCTATAGCAAATGCAAAAGAACACAATAGTAGAATAAAATTTGCTGACAAGTTACTTGATCATAATATCAACTCTTTAAGTAATATAAAAGTAAGTGATATAGATAATTCATATCATAACGGTGGTAAAATTAATTACAAGAAAGTATTTGATATATTAAATGATTAAGTAAAAGAAAGAAGGTAAATAATGGCAATAACAGACAGATTAATGCATGCTTGGAATGCTTTTATGAATAAAGATCCAACCACATACAAAAATAATTATTATTCGGATTATGGCACTTCTTATAGACCGGATACAAGAATGAGACTAACAGTATCTAACGATAGATCAATCGTTACCTCAGTTTATAACAAAATGGCAATGGATGCAGCTGCTATAGAAATTAAACATGTTAGACTTGATGAAAATAAACGTTATATTTCGGATATAGATTCAGGTTTAAATGAATGTTTAAATGTAGAAGCAAACATGGATCAGACAGGTAGAGCATTCAGACAGGATGTTTATTATTCCATGTTTGATGAAGGTGTTATAGCTATAGCACCAACTACTGCTAACAATAGTCCAATCATATCTGGAAATTTTGATATCGAAAGTATGAGAGTTGGACGTATTGATAAATGGCATCCTAATTGGGTTACAATAGAAATGTATGATGAAATTACAGGCAAGAAAAAGAAAGTTGATATGCCTAAATCGTGTGTTTCTATTGTTGAAAATCCGTTATATCCGGTTATGAATGAACCAAACGGAGTAATGCAAAGACTTATACGTAAGCTCAATATATTAGATGCCATAGATGAACAAAGTGGAGCTGGTAAATTGGATTTAATTATTCAATTACCTTATGTTATAAAAACAGAAGGTCGTCGTAAACAGGCTGAACAACGAAGAGCTGATATAGAGAATCAGTTAAAAGGTTCGAAGTATGGTATAGCTTATACTGATGGAACTGAACATATTACTCAGTTAAACCGTCCTGTTGAAAACAATCTAATGAAACAGATTGAATATTTAACGAGCATGCTTTATAGCCAGTTAGGTATCACTCAGGGTATATTAGATGGTACAGCAGATGAAAAAACATTTACTAATTACTATACTAGAACTATAGAACCAATCGTTGCAGCAGTTGTTGATGAAATGAAACGTAAGTTTTTAACAAAGACTGCCAGAACACAAGGACAATCATTAATGGTGTTTAGAAGTCCATTTAAGTTAACTCCTGTTACTGATTTGGCTAATATAGCTGATACATTAACAAGAAATGAAATAATGACGTCTAATGAGATTCGTCAGGAAATAGGTCTAAAACCATCTTCAGATCCAAAAGCAGACCAATTAGTGAACAGTAATATTTCACAAGCGAACCAATTACCGACTCAGGGCGAAGAGCCTATAAGTGAAGAAGAGTATCAAAGTCAGATGAATGAACTTTCACAAGTAGATTCTGATATAGATAATCTTGAATCACAACTGAAGGAGGAATAATATGAGTGAAGAACTAAAATTGTGTGCTATACATTTTAGAGATACACATTTGATGCATTATGCATCTGAATATTATGACCCTGTAAAGGCTCATGAGTATTATATGAAAAATAGAGAATTACATCCTAGGGAACGTAAAGGTACTCTTAATGATGAAGGTAAAATGGTTAGAGATTACGTTAAAAATCAGATAAATGAAAAACGTGATAACCAGTTAAAGTCTGAAGATGAAATAAAAAAAGGCAAAATAGATGCGGCGCAGGCTACAAAGAAATCTGAAATAGCATCAGCTAGAGAAAAACGAGATACATCAGTAAAGCAGTATACTCAAAAGATGAAAAATGAAATTTCATCGCTTTCAAAGAAATTGAAAAACATGTCTAAAGCTGAGAAAGCCGCTAAGAAAGATGAAATACAGGAACAAATAGCCAGATTGCGAGAAACAAATGCATCTAAAAAAGCTGAATTAACTGAAGCATATAAGAAAACTAGTGAAACTTCTACTGAAAAATATAAAACAGAAAGTGTTAAAGCTAGAGAAACTAATGCTGCTAATAAGAAACAGATTAGAGACACAGCAAAGGAAACTTATGAAAACGAACTAGATAAAATTTATGCAGAGGATAAGTATCTCAAACCTAAGAAAGAGAAAAAGTCCTCAACAAAATCTTCTAGTCCAGCTCCAGTTAAAAAGAAACCAACTTATAGATTAGTAACCGGAGATAGATCGAAAGCTACTGGTATAATTGGTAAAATAAAAGATTAAATAAAGGAGGAAAATTCAAAATGGAGTACGATTTTAGCGGATGGGCCACCAGAAACGATATTAAATGTTCTGATGGTAGAACTATTCGTCACGATGCTTTTAAGGATTGTGATGGACTTGAAGTTCCATTAGTTTGGAATCATTGTCACAATGAACCTGATAATGTATTAGGCCATGTTATTCTTCACAATTGTGATGAAGGTGTTCGTTGTGATGGTGTATTTAATAGTACTTCATCAGGACAGTGCGCAAAAGTTCTGGTTAATAATGGTGATATCAGAGCGCTGTCTATTTATGCAAATCAGCTTAAGCAGATTGCGAAAGATGTTGTACATGGTATGATCAGAGAGGTTTCTCTGGTTCATGCTGGAGCAAATCCTGGTGCGTATATTGATACAATAATAGCACACTCTGACGATTGTGATGAAGAAGCTATTATTTACACAGGAGAAAGTCTATTTCATTCAGAGGAAAAGAATGAAGATAAGAAGGAGGAAAAGAAAGTGGCAGATGAACCAAAGAATCCAGAAAAAGAATCTGGAAAAGATAAGACAATTGGTGATGTACTTGATACATTAAACGAAGAGCAGCAGTCAGCTGTTGAAGTTTTACTTGGTATGGCCCTTGAAGAAGCTGAGGGTAAAAACGACAATGATGATGACGAAGATGAGGAGGAAAAAGATATGAAGCATAACGCTTTCTATGACGAAAACGATTCAACACTTATGCATGCAGCATTAGACACAATTATTAAGGACGCTAAGAGATGCGGTTCTATGAAGGAATCTTTCATTCAGCACTCAGCTGAGTACGGAATTGAGAATATTGATTATCTCTTCCCAGAGGCAAAGAGTGTAAATGGTAATGTTCCAGGTTTCATTACAAACCAGCCTAGTGGTTGGGTACAGAGAGTACTTAATGGTGTTCATCACACACCATGGGCAAAGGTTAAGATGGCATTTGCTGATATTACAGAGGAAGATGCAAGAGCTAAAGGTTACACAAAGGGTAACTTAAAGAAGGAAGAAGTATTTACACTTCTTAAGAGAACTGTAAATCCTACAACAGTTTACAAGAAGCAGAAGATGGATCGTGATGATGTAATTGATATTACAGATTTCGATGTTATTTCATGGATTAAGGCTGAGATGAGACTTAAGCTTGATGAGGAACTTGCTAGAGCTATCCTTTTCGGTGATGGAAGATCATCAGCATCAGATGATAAGATCGATGAATCAAACATCATTCCTCTTAGTAAGGATGCTTCACTTTACACAATCCAGGCTAACGTAACAGTTTCTCAGTCTGCTACAGATGACGATAAGGCTAAAGCTTTTGTTAAGGCTGCTGTTAAAGGACAGGATACATATGAAGGTGCTGGTAAGTTAATACTCTTTACATCAAGAGCTCAGGTTACTAACCTTCTTCTTCTTGAAGATGAGATCGGTCACAGACTTTACAAGAACAAGGCTGAACTTGCACTTGCTCTTAACGTTGATTCAATTGAAGAAGTTCCAGCTAGCATCATTCCAGCAGGCACACTTGGTGTAATTGTTGACCTTTCAGACTACAACGTAGGTGCTGATAAGGGTGGAGCTATCAACATGTTTGATGACTTCGATATCGATTACAACCAGCAGAAGTACCTTATCGAAACAAGATGTTCAGGTGCTTTAACAAAGCCAAGATCAGCTATCGTTCTTAAAGAAGTAGTTTCAGGAAACGGCGGCGAATAATTTTCATTGGAGGAATTCAAAATGGCGAAATTTCATGGTAATATAGGTTTTGGAATAACCGTTGAAACGAAACCAGGTGTATGGGATGCACAGGTTACCGAAAAAGATTATTCGGGAGACATTGTTAGATTCTCAAAAAATTATCAGGCTTCAGAAAACATTAATGATAATATTTCAATATCTAATCAAATAAGTATTATTGGTGATTTATTCGCCATTGAAAATTCTTCTTCAATGCTTTATGTAGAGTACATGAACGCGAAGTGGAAAATTTCATCTATAGATGCTAGTTCTCCTCCGCGTTTAGTACTTAATTTAGGAGGTTTGTACAATGAGCAACACGACATACAGAGAAGCTAAACGACTTGAATTGCACGAGTTATTAGTTTCAATACTGGGTTCTAGAAATGTTTATTTTCAGCCTCCAGAAAACGTAAAAATTAATTACCCAGCTATAATTTATAGTAGAGTAAAAATAAACAACAAGTATGCAAATAATCTAGTGTATAATCAGCAATGTGCTTATCAGATAGTAGTTGTTGATAAAGATCCGGATAGTATAATTTCTGAATCAATATCAAAAATATTGACTATTAGTCATGAAAACAATTTTACTAAAGATGGGCTTCATCATGATGTATACAGATTATACTATTAAACCATAAAAGGAGGAACAATTATGGGAAAAGAATTAAAGTGGGATGAAGAAGGAGAACGTTTCTTCGAAACAGGTGTCTCTAAGGGTGCTTTCTATCCTATTCAGGGTGATGGTACATATTCTAAGGGATATGTTTGGAATGGTCTTTCTTCAGTAAATGAAAATCCATCAGGTGCTGATGCAAACCCTACATATGCAGATAATATTAAGTATCTTAACCTTATTGGTGCAGAAGATTTCTCAGGTACTATTGAATCATACACAAAGCCAGAAATGTTTGCTGAGTGCGATGGTTCAAAGGAAATCGCTCCAGGTGTGTTCGCTGGTCAGCAGAACCGTAAGAAGTTTGGTTTCACATACCAGACAATTCTTGGTAACGATACAGCTGGTAACTCATATGGTTACACATTACATCTTGTATATGGTGCAAACGCAGCTCCAAGTTCAAAGCAGTACAGCACTGTAAATGAATCACCTGAACCAGTAGCATTATCATGGGAATTTAAGACAACACCAGTTGCTATCAACACTGTTGTTAATGGTGAAACTCTTAAACCAACAGCTACACTTGAGCTCAGATCAGACATGGTTCCAGCAGCTAAGATGAAAGAGATCGAGGATATTCTCTATGGTACAGAGAATACTGATCCTAGATTACCTCTTCCTGATGAAGTTATTCAGATTCTTTCAAGTAACTCATCATCAGTAACACCTGAAGAGCCATCTGAGCCTTAATTATTGATATTTTGTATTCATTGGGCCGGACTTAAAACATCTGGCCCTTTTTATTGAAAGGAGAAATTTTTATGTTTAGAGACGAAAGAACTTACACAGATTACAATGGTAATGAAAGAACTGCCGAGACATTCTTTAATTTGGATGAAGACGAACTTCTTGAAATCGAATTCAGTATTGAAGGTGGATTAGAGGCATGTATAAATAAGTATGTTGAGGAGAACAATAATGCAGGAATCTTCCAGCTTATAAAGAGATTTATTCTTGCTTCTTATGGTAAGAAGAGTGAAGATGGTCAAACATTCATTAAATCAGAAGAAGCCACAAAAGAATTTTCTCAGTCAGCAGTATATAAGAGTCTTATCAGTGAACTCATTAAAGATGCTGATAAAGCTGCAGCTTTCTTAAACGGTATTATTGCAACGGCTAAAAAGAACGATAATGTAGTACCTATGAATAAGTAAGTATTTGGCAGGTGATTTGATTTATGCTTAAGATAACAATTCCCGAACAAGAGGGATGGAATGCACAAACAAAACGTTTTGTAAAATACGGTCCATATAAATTGACATTGGAACATTCTTTAGTTTCGATTTCAAAATGGGAATCTAGATGGCATAAAGCTTTTTATAGCAAAACACAAAAAACAGAAGAAGAAACTCTTGATTATATAAGATGTATGACGTTAACCCAAAATGTTGATGATACTGTATTTTTTGCTTTAACTGATAAAAATATCAGTGAAATTAAAGAATACATAGAAGATCCAATGACGGCGTCAAGTGTCAAAGACACTTCAAAGAATAAAAGCTCTAGTGGAGAGATAATAACATCCGAACTTATATATTCATGGATGATTAATTTTGGTATTCCATTTGAATGTCAAAAATGGCACTTGAACCGTTTATTAATGTTGATAAAAATTCTCAATGCGAAGAACAAAGATCCTAAGAAGATGACTCATAAAGACATCTATAATCAACAGAAATCGGTTAGTGAGCGTAATATGGAATTATTAAGGGAGTATAAAAAGAATGCAAATAAAGTTTAGATCAAAAGGTAACTTTAATAAAACTACTAAATTTTTGAAAAGATGTAGTGATCCGATTAAAACTAGCATTCTTCATAAGTATGGCGAAGAAGGAGTAAGAGCACTTGCTTCTGCAACACCAAAAGATAGCGGAAGCACTGCTTCTTCTTGGTCATATAAAATTAAAAAAGGTAAGAACAGATCAGTTCTTGTTTTTTATAACAGTAACAATCAAAATGGAGTTCCTATAGCAATAATATTGCAATATGGACATGCAACAAAGAATGGTGGTTGGGTTTCAGGTATTGATTATATAAATCCTGCCTTAAAACCTATATTTGATAAATTAGCAGACGACATGTGGATGGAGGTGACTAGATCATGAGTAAAGAAGTCGATACAAGAGTTGTCGAAATGGAGTTCGATAATAAACAATTCGAACAAAATGTTTCCACAAGTATGTCTACAATAGATAAACTTAAGAAGAGTCTCAATTTTGATGGTGCTTCTAAAGGCTTATCAGATGTTTCACAAGCAGCAAGTACTGTTAATTTTAATCCTTTATTAAGTGCTGTTGATACTGTTAGAGTTAGATTTTCATTACTTGACAGTTTTGTTAATGAAACATTTCATCGTATAGCTAGCTACGCAGTTGATACTGGTAAAAGAGTAGTTAGTGCATTCACTGTTGAACCTGTTAAAGCAGGTTTTTCAGAGTATGAATTAAAAATGCAATCTGTACAGACAATTATGATGTCTACAGGTGAAGATATTAAAACAGTTAATAAGTATCTTGATGAATTGAATAAATACTCAGATGATACTATCTATTCATTCCAGGATATGACAACAAGTATTGGTAAATTTACTAATAATGGTGTTAAACTTGAAGATGCTGTAGCAGCTATCAAAGGTATTTCAAATGAAGCTGCTGTATCTGGTGCTAATGCGCAAGAAGCATCAAGAGCGATGTATAACTTCTCTCAGGCATTATCTTCTGGTTATGTAAAACTTATTGACTGGAAATCAATTGAAAATGCTAACATGGCAACTGTCGAATTTAAAAATCAGTTGCTTGAATCTGCCGCTGCCGCTGGTACATTGGAAAAACAGGTAGACGGTATGTATAAAATTGTCGGTACAGATGAAGTCGTATCGGCAACATATAATTTCAATGATTCTTTACAGAAGCAGTGGATGACTTCTGAAGTATTAATTAATACTTTGGGACAATACGCTGATGAAACAACCGATATTGGTAAAAAAGCTAAAGCTGCGGCTACTGAGATTAAGACATTCTCAATGATGATGGATACTCTTAAAGAAGCTGCTCAATCAGGTTGGGCTCAGTCATTTGAAATTATATTTGGTGACCTTGAAGAAGCAAAGAAATTATGGACTTCTGTAGGTACATATTTTGGTGATATTATAGGCAAAATCTCAGATGCAAGAAATGCATTATTAAAAAGCTGGGATATACTAGGTGGTAGAGAAGCATTATTTGAAGGTATTAAAAATATTTTCAGTGCTTTATCTAACATAGTCGTAAATCTTAAACAGGCTTTTAATGATATATTTCCGAAAACAACTGGACATCAGTTAGCTGATGCTTCTAAGAAGTTTAGAGATTTTACTGCAACATTAACCAGTTTTGGAGGCATTTTATCAAGCATTCCATTTTATTCTATATTTAAAGCATTCTTTTCAATTTTAGATATAGGATGGCGCGCTGTTAAAGCTGTTGCTAATGGAGTTATGGAATTAGCTTCCGCTTTAGTTCCTGCTAGTAAAGGAGCTTTTGATTTGATCGGAAGTTTTTCTGATTTGATAATAAAGTTCCATGATTTTATCGTCGAAAGTGATATTTTCAATAAAGTAATAGGAACTATAGTTACTGTAATATTAAACTTTTATGATATTGCATCAGCTATATTTGTTAAACTTAAAGATAAGTTTACTGAATTTGTAAATATTATAAAAGAAGACTTCAAATTTCCTACACTTGATGATATAAGTACAGTGTTTGGTAATATTTATGATAGAATTTTAAGTATCGTAGGTGTTACTACAAAAATGAAAGATAGCGTTGTAGATTCATTAAACGGAATAGACAATGCTGTTGCTGGTTGTAGTTTCCTTTCATTTTTATCATCAGTTTGGGATTTAGCCACTAAATTAGCAGGTGGTGTATTTAAAACAATTTATAATTTCATTTCTGATATATTAACAAAATTAGGAAAGGGAGATTATAAAGGTATACTCGATTTAATAAATACATTGAGTATAGGTTCTATTGCCGGTGGTATTACAGGTTTCTTAAAATCTCTTGATGGAACTGTAGAAGGAATTACTGATATTCTTGACAGTGTTAGAGGTTGTTTCGAAGCATATCAGCAGTCTTTAAAAGCTGAAGTTCTTAAAAAGATTGCTGTAGCTATAGGTATATTAACAGCATCTATATTTGTTATATCTACTATAGATAGTGAGAAACTTAATGATTCACTAACAGCAATAGGCATAATGTTTGCCGAATTGATAGCAGCAACTGCAATGTTCAATAAGATATCAGATTTAAAGAAAGGTATTGGAAAGGCCACAGCAGTTATGATTGGTATGGCTACTGCTGTTCTTATATTGTCTGCTGCTGTGAAGTCAATGTCTGAACTTAGTTGGAAAGATTTAGCTAAAGGTTTAACAGGTGTATTAGCATTATTAGCATCAGTTACTCTTGCGGCTAAATATTTAGCTGGAAGCAAACACATGATGAAAGGTGCTACTGGTCTCATATTTATGGCCGCAGCAATAAAAATCCTCGCATCAGCTTGTAAAGACTTTGCCACAATGTCATGGGAAGAATTGGCAAAAGGTCTTGTTAGTGTAACAGCATTAATAGCCGTATTAAGTTTATTCCTTAATAATACTAAATTTAGTATGAAAACAGGATTTGCTGCTACTGGTTTGGTTCTTTTGGCAGCATCATTAAAGATACTTGCATCTGTATGTAAAGACTTTGCCACAATGTCTTGGAAAGACATAGCAAAAGGTTTAGCTAGTGTTACAGCATTAATGGCAGTAATGTCTTTATTCACTAATGTGACTGGACATGCTAAACATGTAGTATCTACAGGTTTATCTATGATAGCATTAGCTGCAGCTATGAAAATACTCGCATCAGCTTGTAAAGACTTTGCTACAATGTCATGGGTTGAACTTGGTAAAGGCATGGCTGCTATGGCTGTTGGACTTACCGAAATTGTTATAGCAATGCGATTAATGCCTAAGAATGCCGTAAGTATTGGTATAGGACTTATAGCAGTTTCTACATCACTAATGATATTAGCCAAAGTTATGAATACTATTGGTCAGATGTCCATAGGTGATTTGGTTAAAAGTTTGACTGCAATTGGTGTAGCTCTTACTGAGTTTGCTGTTGCATTAAACTTTATGAAAGGAACTGCTGGTGGATCTGCAGCATTATTAATAGCTTCAGTTGCTTTAGGTGCATTAGTACCTTCTTTAGTTATATTAGGAATGATGAAATGGAGTTCTATAGCTAAAGGATTAATAGCAATGGCTGGAGCATTTACAATATTTGGTGTAGCTGGAAAAGTATTAAAACCATTAATACCTACATTAATGAAGTTATCCGCTTCATTTGCACTTTTGGGTGTTGGTGTATTGGCTTTAGGTCTTGGTTTAGTAGCAATTGGTGCTGGTATAACATCGGTATCAGTTGCTTTGGCATCATTGGGTGCTAGTTTAACAGCTGTTGTTGCTGAATTTGTAGCAAGTGCAACTATTATATTAGGTGGTATAATTGCTTTAATCCCATCTATAGTAAGAACAATATTGACTTTAATAGTCGAAATAGCAAAACAACTTGCTGAAAATGCCGATACTATTGGTGAGGCCATATTGGAAACACTTATAGCCGCACTTAAAGTTATTAAGAAAGGTGTTCCAGAAATTATTGATGCTATATTTGAAGTAGTCATCAAAGTTATGGATTCATTAATCAAGTATGTTCCTGATATTGTTGACAGACTTGTTGATTTTATCATAGTAGTGCTTGATAAACTTGGAGATAGAATACCTGATATTGTTAAAGCAGTATTAAAGTTCGTCTCTAAGTTATTTGTTGGTATAGCTAATGCCATGAATGAAATGAATCCTGAGATGATGGAAACAGCTTTACTTGGCATAGGTGTTCTTACAGCTTTAGTACTTGGTTTAAATGTCATTAAAGATGCAATACCAGGTGCTATGTCTGCTGCTGTTGAAGCTTCACTTTTAATAGCTGAAGTCGGTGCAATTATAGCAGCTTTTGGTGCAATTAATCAGATTCCTGGATTGGAATGGATAATTGGCGAAGGTGGTGATTTACTAGAAGCCATTGGTGAAGCTATTGGTAAATTTGCCGGTGGTTTAATTGGTGGAGTAGCTGAAGGTATATTTGATCAGTTACCAGACATAGGCAAAGATTTGAGTGACTTCATGGTTAACATGGACCCATTCTTTGAAGGAGCCAAAAAAATAGACGAACAGTCAATGCATGCTGTTAATTTAATGTCTGATGCTATATTAAAGATCTGCAGTAGTGAAATTATTGATGCTGTTGCCGGATGGTTTATGGGCGATAATGACATGTCAGAATTTGCCGAGGATTTAGTTCCATTCGGTGAAGCTATGTGTGAATTTGCCGAAACTGTAAAAGATCTCGACAAAGATGCAGCAGAAAAAGGTGCTTTAGCAGGTAAAATGCTTGCTGGAATGGCGCAGGAATTACCTAACTCTGGCGGTGTATTAGGCTGGATAATGGGTGAAAATGACATGGATGAATTCGGCGAACAGTTAATTCCGTTCGGTGAAGCCATCTGTGAATTTGCTGATATAGTAAAAAACATTGATGTAAGTTCTGTAGATAGTGCTGCTTATGCTGGTAAAATAATGGCACAAATGGCACAGGAATTACCTAATACAGGTGGTGTTGCTGGATGGTTCCTTGGCGATAATGACATGGATGAATTCGGTGATCAACTTGTGTCATTTGGTACAGCAGTCAAAGAATTTGCGACTAGCATAATCGGTATTGATGTAAGTTCCGTTGACGAAGCCGCAACTGCTGGTTCTATGATGGCTAAGATGGCTGAAACACTACCTAACACAGGCGGTGTTGTTGGATTCTTTGCTGGCGATAATGACATGGATGAATTCGGTAAGCAGTTAATACCATTTGGAACAGCCATTAAGTCTTTTGCTGATACGGTAAAGGATATTGATGTTAAAGGTGTTGAGGGTGCTGCTTCAGCAGGTTCTATGATGGCATCATTATCAGAAACTCTGCCTAACACAGGTGGTGTTGTCGGATTCTTTGCCGGTGATAAAGACTTTGATTCATTCTCAACCGGAATTACAATGTTTGGTATTGCAATACATGATTTTAGTTCTTATGCCAGTGCAACAGATGGTCCTAAGTGTATCGAAGCTGCTCAGGCTTTACAAGCAATAGCTACTGCCATTAATCAAATACCATTATGGGATACATTACAAGTGGCTCAACGTATAATTACATTACCTAGTATAGGTACTTACCTATATCAATTCTATGCAAATACATCAAGTATAAACATAGAAACAATGAGTTCAGTTTGTGACCAATTGAAGAAAATAGCAGAAGCTTTAGTAGCATTAAAAGATGTAGATGCAAATGCCATAAGTATATTTACAACTTTAGCTAGTGCTGGTATAGAATCATTTGTGAATACTTTCACTAATGCTAACGATAGAGTTAAATCAGCGATAGCTACATTTGTTACTTATATTGTATCAGCAGTAAATTCAAAGAAACCAGATTTGATTGCAGCTGTAAATGATGTATCATTAGAAGTGATTAATCAGTTATATGAACTTGATAAGTCTTTTACAGATAATGGTACTATAATGATGGATAATTTAAAGACATCAATAAGTAACAAAGAATCATCTGTTAGAATGGCTGTGAGTAAAATAGTTAAAGCCATGATTACTGTTTTTACTAACAATAGTAAGAATTTCTACACTGCTGGTGCTAATTTAGTTGTCGGCTTTATCAATGGTATAAATGACAACATACAGAAAGCAGCTAAGAAAGCAGCAGAAATGGCTAAAGCAGCTTTAGATGCCGCTACGAAAGTTCTTGATGAACATTCTCCATCAAAAGCAGCTTATCAGATTGGTGATTATTTCGGTATAGGTTTTGTAAATGGTATCGATAACAATCTTCAAAACTCATATAAGATTTCTGAACAGATGGCAAGTTCTGCAAAGAAAGGATTAGCAGATTCATTAGGTAAAATCAATGATTACTTAAATGGTAACATAGATACTCAACCTACAATAAGGCCTATATTAGATCTTAGTGATATAGAATCTGGAAGTCGTATGTTAGGTTCTATGCTTAATAACGACATTGTAAATTTAGGTGAAGACATCAAGTTACGTAATGTAAAATTTGAAGGATCATCTGAAAACAATCAAAATGGAGTTAATGGTAATGAACAATCATTAACTTTTGTACAAAACAATTATTCACCAAAACATCTGGCAAGTATAGACATATACAGACAGACAAGAAATCAGCTATCTTCATTGAAAGGAGCATTAGGATGATATATACAGTTGAGGTTATTAATCAACTTGGTGAATCATTAGTGTTCGAATTAGCTAGGCCTGAATTAACGGGCTTAGCTATTAAGAACATTGACGGTTTAAGTCCAGGTAAGGCTAATATTAATACGACACCAATCGCTTCTCATGATGGAAGCGTTTTTAATACAGCTAGAATAAGTGATAGAAATATTGTATTTACTTTCATTCCTTTAGATATAGGTTATGATACAGTGGAAGATGCGAGATTAAAACTATACAAGTATTTTCCTATAAAAAAAGAAGTAATGCTTATATTTACAACAGAGAATAGAACAGTAAGTATAATGGGAAAAGTAGAATCAAATGAAGCTAAAATATTTAGTAAACAAGAAGAAATAAAAATAAGTTTGATTTGTACAGATCCTTATTTCTATGATCTAAATATTCTTAAGGAATCATTCTCGACTTTGACACCTATGTTTGAGTTCCCTTTTGAATGTAATATGGGTGATCGCTATGAAGAGACTAAGCATGAAGATAACAGGTATGATTCATATCACGTTAATACTTATACTTTTACTTCGCTTGGTGATATTATAGGTTGGGATACAGATCATTTCTATTTAAAGAAGGACCTAACATGGATTAAATTTACACTTGAAACTTATTCTTATCGGACAGCATCTAGTTCTACTTCGAAAGGACAAATGTACTATAATGGAGAAAGCGTAATATGGAATGCTTGTCCTGACAGAACAGAAGGTTCAACTGATACTCATGATTATACTGTCCAGTCACCTAAAGCTGGAGATACTTTCTACACAACAACACCAAATGGTGAAGGTTATCCAGAACAGATACTCACAATTGAAGCATTTGCTGAAGGAAGACCAATTATATTTGGTGATATCGAGCAGTTTGCAGAAGGTAATATCATATATACTGGCGACGCTGATACTGGTGTGATAATGCGTATCCACGCCTTAGGCACAGCTAAAAATATTACTATATTTAACTTATCAACTAGTGAACAGTTCTCAATCTCTGATGAAGCTGTCACAGCTATAGTCGGTAGTTCAATTACCGCAGGCGACGATATTGAGATATGTACAATGGTTGGTCAGAAAAGTATTACTCTCAGTCGAGCAGGAACAACTTACAACATATTAAATGCTGTTGATAAGAACAGTGATTGGTTTATGTTAAAGAAAGGTGATAACATATTCTCTTACACAATTGAAGTTGGAGAGACTTCTGACTTGCAATTTGTAATTGAATCAAACATTTTATATGAGGGAATTTAGATATGGCTAAAGAAGAAATCTATATTCTTGACAAAAACTTTGACAATTTCGCTGTCCTCGATACCTTTAAGTCTTTTATCTGGACTGACAGGTATAACGAGGCTGGCGACTTTGAAATTGAGACAGTAGCTAATGAATACTATCTTAATATTTTTCGTCAGGATTATTATGTTTACTTTTCACGCTCTGAGCATCTTATGATTATCGAACAGCTTGAGATTAACTCAGATGCAGAAGACGGAAATACTATTAAAGTGCGAGGAAGGTCATTAGAAGCTCTTTTAGACAGAAGAGTTATCTGGGGCTGGAAGACACTTAACGGTTCATTTCAAAATGGGGTAAAAACTCTTATAAATGAGAACGTGATAAGCCCTGAGAATGGACGAAGAAGATTTCCGAACTTTATATTTGAAGATACCAATGACGCTCACATAGCTGAATTACAGATGGTAACACAATACTTCGGTGACAATTTGTATGATGCTATAGTTGATGCATGTAAAGTGTTAAATGTCGGTTTTAAAGTTACATTAAATAGTGAGAAGAAGCTTGTATTTAAGCTTTACTATTCAGTGTTCCATAACTGCGATCAGGATGAGAATCCATTTGTTATATTTTCGGTGGATTATGACAACCTGATTAACAGTAACTATAAATCTGACATGGTTAACTATAAAACTGTAGCACTTATAGGTGGCGAAGGAGATGGTAGCGAGAAACGTTACACATCATATGAGTTACCTAGTGGCGGTGGTTCTGGTTACGATCGAAGAGAAATGTATACAGACCAACAAGGTGTTACATCTGACTTAGGAGAAGAAGAATTAGACTCTGAAGATTATGACCAGCTTCTTAAGAGTAAAGGCTCTGAAGAATTAGCTGAGAAAATAGTTACTGAAGAGTTTGAGGGTGAGACCATGGACACATCTTTTGTCTATGGCGTAGACTATAATTTAGGTGACGTTGTCACTCTCAGAAATGAGTATGGTAAAAGCTCTATCAGTAGAGTTGCTGAGTACACATTCAGTAAGAACGAAACAGAAGACAAGTCCTATCCTAAGTTTGAAACTGTCAGCGATGACATTACTATGATTTATAGGAACTTCGACCCTACTAAGAAATACTATCCAGGTGATAGAGTTGATTATGATGGGGTAGTATATGAGGCTCTGGAAGAAATAGAACCTGGTCCATTTGATGAAGACCAGTGGAAAGAGGTTCGCGACGTTAAGCCTAGAGAAGTTGTTGAATTACTTTGGAGAACCAATAATTATGATTATAGTGATACGGTAGAAGCATTGTTAAATTATCCGTTTGGGGAATATGATTATATAGTTTTTGTATGTAATAATCCAATAAGAATTGAAGGACAATTTGTAAAAGTTAGATGGAACGTAGAACAAGATGGTGGTGATTGTACACAAATAGTTCCTTCAGATTTCTTGGCTATTATAAATTCACATACTGAACAGCCATCAAAATATTTACATATTTATAATCGAGGTGTAAATTATCCAGTTCTTCATCCTATAACCGGTGACGACCAAATCAAAATTGGAAACGGTACAATGTCTAATAAAGTTCTAGAAATATATGGTATAGGCAACCATAAATTTCAAGAAAAACAAAAATCACCAAAAAGAATATTCGGTGACGGTTATACTTTACGTGGCGTAGGAAACCCAGATAATATAACCTTGACAGAATCTATGAATAATTTTGATATAATAGATTTCTTTATGACTTGCGATTTGGATTATGCCAATATATTAGCCTCTTCTGGCGCTAATACAGTTGGTAGTGCATTATATCCAGTTCAACTTTTAAATGAAATCTATAATTTCAATCAAAATAAGCAAACTACTATAGAAATGTGGGATTTTGTATGCATAGATGATGGTAATAGATTCAAACCTCTCAATGATGTTCATTTTTATCACACTGACGCTGGTAATTCTTACCATGGTATATTTTCCGCTTATGGCTCTAAATACACAAAGTGCCAAAAAATATTTGGTGGATTGGAACGCTATGAACCTGAAACAGATATTGAAATAGATTCACCATTTACCAATTTTGATTTTTTAATAATTGTAACCGGTCAAAATGCAGGCAGTGGAAGAACATTCAACACATGTTGTATAACTGTAAAAGAACTTGAATATTTATGGAATTGCTATAAATCTGGAGAGGGATTAGCTTCATTATCAGGTTTTACTGTATATGCATCTTTTGATGGTTCTCGTTGTGGTTATAAAGTAGTATCAACTATTAAATTTGAGTATATACGTAATGTTGATGAATATCGTAACTACGAGTTCACAGTGGCTGAAGTATATGGAGTTAAATATTAAGGAGGAAATTATGAGTGTAACAAGTGGTTTCTTTGATTCCCAGAATGGGGATAGACAATACAGTGCCGAACAATTCGGTGCATTATTTGATGGCATTATCAATGACGGTGTACTTATGGGTTATGGTAATAACTTCAGAGTAACACCAGCCACTGGTATTGCTATTTATGTAGATACTGGACGTGCATGGTTCAATTCGACATGGATACTTAATGATTCTAAGGAATCTATTCCATTGTCAGCACCTCACATGCTTCTTAATCGTATCGATGCAATTATTATAGAAGTTGACAGGTCAATCCCGGTACGTAACGCAACAATTAAAGTTGTTGAAGGTACACCAGCATCTACTCCAGTTAAACCTACTTTAACTAATGGTGAACAACTTCATCAGTATCCAATAGCATATGTTACAGTTAAAGCTAATGTATCAGCTATACTTCAGTCAGATATCGAAATTACAGTCGGTACGGATAAATGTAAGTATGCTAATGCAATTCTTGAAACTGTTTCAGCTTCTAACTTACTTCTTCAGTGGGATGCACAGTTTACTTCTTGGTTCCAGAATCTTCAGGACCAGTTAGATGATAATCAGGCAGCTCACTTACAGAACCAGATAGATAATATTGTAGCTCATGAGTCTGTCACACTAGCTGCAGAAGGTTGGACACAGGAATCTGCTGGACAGCCATGGACTCAGACTGTTAGTGTCTCTTCTATGACAGCAACCAGCTTCCCTATTTATTCTATGGGAAGTCCTGCAGTAGAATCAGCTACGAACTATCAGAAGATGAAAGCTGCATATGCTAAGATTGATAAGGTGGTACCGTCAGCAGGTCAGTTGACCTTCTACGTGTACAATAGCGTTAAACCAGATGTTGACATCGTAGTCAATGTCAAAGGTTATTAATTTACCTAACACTTTCACCTCAAATACAGTGGAACTCAAACTTAGGTCTTCTTTAGCCAGCCTAAGCCGTTACAGTCGGCAATTATTTAAGGGAGGTTTAGACTTATGAATACTTTAAGATGGATTGTGCTAGTTATGGCATCAATAGGTCTGCCATCAATATTTACAATGGTTGTTTGGATTGTTAGGAGAGTAAAGAAGCTGTTAAAACAGATGATTTACCTTATGAGCGCTTGTAAAGCGACAATCAGACAGGATTTATTAAATGACTTTCTCGAATACGAGGAAAGATGTCAAAATGGGGGTAGTATTACCCTAATGGAGCTTGACGAATGGATGAATCGTTACAAAGCTTATCATCAGCTCGTTGGAGACAATGGTGTCCTTGACGATAAATATATTAAAATGCTTGAATTTAAAAACAAACCGTAAAGGAGGTATCAGTATGAATATTACAGATTTATTACCAGTTGTTATACCGATCTTAGTAATTTGCTATTTGATTGGTCTTCTCTTAAAGAATGTACCAGCAATGAAAGATGAACTCATTCCTTGTTGTGTAGGCCTTGCCGGCGGTATTCTTGGTGTAATTGGTATGTTTATCATACCTGATTATCCAGCCAATGATATTATGACGGCTATTGCTGTGGGTATAGTTAGTGGTTTAGCATCAACAGGTGCTAATCAGATTTACAAACAGTTAAAATCTTTAAAATAGTCTGTATCTTGACTATACATCTAATTCTCTAATGTTTTTGTTTTCCATGATAATAATTAATTTACCCCTTTTCGTTTAATTTTTATGTGTAACTTGCCTCAAGATGTATAGTCAGTTATAGGTGGGAGGGACTGCTGTCGAACTCGGTCCCTCTCATATTTTTTAATGAAGGGAGGAAACAACATGTGTGTTATGGTTGGTGGCGCCAGAATCAATGAATTAGGTAAGGTCGCTGGTGGTGCTAAAGGTGATCAAAATAAAAGAGAAGTATGTTTACATAAATGGTATGATGGTAAATGGGATAAAGTAATTCGTCCCATTAATCCGGAAGTAGGAAAAAACATGGCTTTAGTTATGCAGGCTATTTGTGCCAATGACAATATTGGATATGACCAGCCTGACCGTAACAGTGCTTATAGAATGTGGCTGAAATACGGAAGAGTATTGGACATTAAAGAAAAGTGTTCAACAGATTGTACTGCATCTGTTACTTTAGCTACTATAGCAGGTTTTAAAGCTACAGGATTAAGTTTACCATTAGAATACGGTACGAACGCTCCTACTAGTAGAAATCTTGAAAAGGTTTTACGTGATACGGGACGTTTCATGATTTATGATAATAAGGAATTCACAAAGTCTGAAGATTATCTCAAGCCTGGTGATATTCTTCTTAGAACAGGACATCATGCAGTTATGAGCATTGATAAAGGTAATAAGGCTGATATGACATCAGTTATTCAGACATTTAACCCATATAGAAAGCCTATTCTCACAGTTAAGAAAGGTTCTAAAGGTAATGGTGTACGCTGGGTACAGTGGCAACTTAAAAAGAGATTCGGATATAATGTAGATATAGATGGATCTTTTGGTGATCAGACAGATGAAGTTGTTAGAGCATTTCAACGTCAGTTTGGTTTAGAAGTTGACGGAAGAGTTGGTCCTAAGACAAAAGAAGTATTAAATTCAAAATAGGAGGAAAATAGAATGAGATGTTTAAATGAAGACGAAAAAGAGCAGTATAAAGGTGATAAAAATATTATTACTGCGAATCTTATTGCCGATGTAACTCCTGAGGAATTTCCTCATAATGGAAAACCTATCAGCAATCTTACAGAAAAAGAAGATCG